CTGCAAGTCTTATGTTCTCTGCCTCTATTCTCTCTTGTTCAGCAATAGCATCCAATTTCTTTTGAAGATAGAAAGTGAAATTATCTTGGTAATCTTTTAACCCATCTGTAATTGCATCTAAATTAAGACATAGTAATTCAAGACCTGCTTCTGTGTTTGCTTCAAAATTTTCATTTCCAAGTAACAGTAAATCAGCTACTTCTTTTTCAATCACTTTGACACATTCTTGAACTTTTCTTAATTCATAAGGAACAAGATTTTCTTCCACTACTTCTTCTTGTTCTACAGCTTGTACTCTAGGCTCATCATACACAGCAATTTCCCCAAATAAAGCTTTCATCTTTTTAGCTTTAACTTCTTTACTTTTAGATTTAACTTTAGATTTCTTAACTTTAGATTTCTTAGCTTTTTTCTTAGTTTTAGCTTCTACTCTTGGCTCAAGAGTTACACCACTGAAGGAAGCTAATAGGTCTCTAAGTACCTCTGTACCTTTAGTGGTATAGTTCTTTCCCTCATTAAAATGGTTTTTTGCATCAGGGGTTTTATTTACAATTCTTTTAATAGCTGCTCTTATTTCTTTATAAGACATTGTATTAATGTCATCTGCTCCAGCCTTAGTTTTCTTTGGCATTAAAAACAATGTAAATCCTGCTACAGGTAATGTTGCAGCATCAGCTTCCAAAGTCAATTTAGATTCTCCAATCACTGACTTCATTTTGTCATAAGAGATATTTTGGTCTCTTAAATCATTCTTTAATTCTCCCCAAGTTTGGGCACTAGTTTCTACCTCTCTTTCTCCCATTTGGGTAGAGTATACTTTTACAATCATTATTGTGTTTATTTATTAAATTAAAATTCTGTTTTTACTTAAAAACCCTAATAAACTCTTTTTCCCTTTGATATATAACATATCTGAAGGGTCTGAGATTTTCTTTTTAAGTAGATATTCTGGTAAGTGAACTGCTCTAGCCTTATTAGGATAAAGGCTATTGATAATATTGGCAACTTCAGTTGAAGCTTTGATACCTGTAGCATCATTATCAAAAAATACTGTAACTTTTTTAAATCTTTCAAGTAAACTAAATAAGATTTCTCCTTTGGGAATCATTCCCTCATTCTGAAACCATACTACTGCATAACCTTGATTTCTTAGAACCCTATAATCTTTATAGGATTTGGTAATTATTAAGTGTTCTCCTGCTAATGGTAATTGATGTAATCCTCCTATGTCATTTTGAGTACAATTGGTAATCCATTTACCTTTTCCTTTCTTATCTGGTGTGTAGATTTTTATTCTATTTCCATTTCCAAAATTACCTATTAAATAAGACCTTGTTGTAGGTCTTATTACTATATAATTATTGAATCTTTTTGAAAAAATCTTGTACCAAATAATAGGGAATACATTGTCATCTCTTAAATCACTCTTAGAAATTTCATATCTATCATACCAAAAATCCTTATCTAAAGTTTCATTAAAGAGTCTGGTCTTAAAAGGGATTTCCTTTGATTTCCTTACCTTCTTCTCTTTTGAAACTATAGGAGTGTGTTTGATATGTTTTCCACCACTGCTCACTAATAATCCTAAATTAAAATGGTCATTGATAAGAACTAAGGCTTCATAAAATGAAACCTTGAACCTATCTTCAACCATATTAAAACAATCTCTATGCTTCCTCTTACTTGGAATAGTCCAATCTACAAAATATAGCATATTGTTAAACCATTCAAAGTAACAATCAGGTGTCTTATCCTCTCTAAAAGGGGATAGGACATAAGTATGCTCTCTTGGATAATAACCTAATACCATTTGGAAAATTTCTTCTTGTGTTACACACTCCAATATTTTTTCCTTATTTATAAAAAGTCTTATTTCCTTAAAGCCATACCCACTCATAGTTAATTATTTAAAGATTTATAAATAAAAAGAAGGATAATATAAAATACTATCCTTCTTTTTCAGAGATTGTTACCAATCTCCTGAAGTACCACCTGAGTTAGTACTGCTTTGCATTGCTGCTCCACCTGCACTAGCTTCTTCTTTTTGTTGCTTTGCGAAATTAGATTCCATAAACCAACCACTTCTTGAAAATGGGTGAACATTTCCATCAGCATCAACATATCTTAATGCAACTTCTCCTGTAGAAGCATTAGCTTTTTGTTGTTTTTCCCATGCACCAACTGGCTTAATAGAAGCAGTAATCCATCTTCCTTGCTTCATATTTTTAGGAAATTCTAAATAAGTTACCTTATTTTCTCCTGTGATTTGCCATTGGTAATGAGCAAAGATGTCTAAAGGCTTCTGAGTATAATCAGCAGGCAATAAAGACTTCAAAATATTACAAAAATCTTTGAATCCTGCAATTGGTCTGCTAGATAAAGCTTCTTGAATTTCTGATTTCTCTACAAAACACCCAATGATATGTATAAGTGTAGCACTTAACATTTTTTGCTCTGCTATTACAGCAGGATGACTAGGATCAGTTACTTCAACTTGAGTACCATCATCTTGTTTAGCATAAGCTCTTGTTACAGGAAACTTTCTGTATCCTTTTGTTGTTCCATTGATTGTAAATTCAATGTTTAATGCTTCTAAAGGTGCATTGTCTTTACCTCCATTAGCAGTCCATTCAAATTCTGTTAATGTAGCTCCTGAATTTAACCCAAAAGAAATTGATGATTCTTTTGCTACATGCTCAGAAAATCCATAACCTCCTTGAGGTGTATTTTGATTTGTTGTATTCATATAATGTTTACAGTTTTTAAAATTACAAAATTATTTGTTAAATTGAGTTTGATTGCTCAACATTTTCATCCCAAGCTGGGACAGGTTCAGTTTTAAGAGTTTCTTCTCTTTCATCTACTACTTCAATATCTTGTACTGCTTCTACTGCTTCAACTTCTTCTACAGTGTCATCAATTAAAACAAATGATGGTGCAGGAATTGTTTTCTTTCCTTTCAATTTAGGATGTGCAAATAAAGCTTTCAAATCTTTACCACTCAAGCTGTATTTAGCTTGAATCATTGCTCTGCTTAAACCATTGCTTAAGTCATTTAAAATTCCTGATACTGTTAATTCTACCTTTGCAGGTACTGTGTTTTGACTTTCTGTTGTCATCTTTTAAAAATTTTTAAATATTTATAATTAATTAATTAGTTCCATGATTGTATGCATGAATACATTTTGCTACATACCCTAAGTCATTTAGGATATAGGTATTAGGGAACATTCCTACAGGAGATTTAGCAGGGAATTGTCCATCAAAATTGGTTACAAATTCCTTTGTAACTTTCTTTTCTTTATCATCCCAAGTTTGTTTACCATAAAGAACAACAGTAAATAGACCTTCAAGTGTTACCTTGCTATCTAACATTTTACCAATAGTCTTTATCTTATAACTGGTTTGGAAACCATTCTCAATCAATTCTGAATGAGTTAATAAGAAGAAGTTTAAATCTTCTCTTGCACTTATGCCTGCATTAATTACATCATAAGCATTTTTAGCTAATTTGTTAAACTTATCAAATCCTGATTTCAGAGCATTAGCCATAAACTCTTCACTCATTAGATACTGATAATCATCAATAACTAAGTGTTTAATATCAGGTCTATTAGCACTTACATACTGAATAACCTTGATAATATCATAAGGATTAGAAGTTCCTATGTAGTTTCCTACCTTAGGTGGTCCTGCACTTATATCAACTCTCTTGTATTGATTTTTCCAACCTCTAAATGGTAGAGGTTTATCTTTCACATTGATTAGAAATGTTTCTTCAGGATTCAATCCTTTTATTCCTAATTCTGGGATACTTCCTAGAGAAGTGGTTTTCCCAAACCCACTCTCTGTTACAACTGCTACTGCATTAGCCATAAATTTATTTTTGTTTATTAATTATTATTAAGTGTAACTATAACCACCTGCTTCCACAAGAGGTTCAAATGAGTTTACTGCGCCCTTCATAATGCTTCTAAAATGCATAGGACACTCAGTATCTCTACTTTCTACTAAATGAATTGATACATAATTAGGATACAACTCTTCATTAGAATTACTTTTAATTTGCAATCCAAAATGTTTATTTAATCCATATTTCTCATCATTAGGATTCATCATAGTAAAGATATAATCTGCTTCTTCTGATAAATTCCCTGTCTCTTTGATATCATCTCCTGTAGGATATATAAATTCATTGTTATACTTCAATCTTGTAACATCACTCATACCTCTATTGAGATGAATAATATCAACAAATGTGAAGCCACACCAATTTCTAAATTCTACTTGATACTCTATCATTTTGTCAACTGTTTGCTTCTTTGCAAAGCCTCTCTCCTGCTTTAATTTCCTTAAATGGTCTAATACTATTATAGTGTACTTTTCAGGGTTATTAGGTATCCAGGAATCTCTCCTTTGCTTAGTTTGGAACAATTCATTTCCTTCACTATCTCTTCCTGCACTAGTTTTATACTCAACCATATTCCAAGTACCATTTTCAGCAGAATATCTACCTATATAGTTTCTTAAGCCAGTTGGATTTTCCTTGTATTCAACAAACCTTATGAGTCCTTTCTTAATCTGTCTACCTTTTACATCATATTCTCCAAATAATGGTATAATCCTATCTTCATAGATTTTATATACTATCTCTTGATGTGCAGGACTTACAGTTATAAGTTTATTATCATTATCTCTCATTTTGCCTTCTAAATAAGTAGGAGATATTTCATAAATACTATCCTTATGCCTAAAAGTCTCTATTTTATAGTCATGATACATAAAGAAAGCTATATACTTAAACTCTTTCTTTACTCTATCTATTTCAAAAGAGAAATAAATCCATTCTATCTCTAACTTTAAAGGATTTCCCTTAGCTAGTTCATCTAGATAATAGAGATAAGGATTTATAACAAAAGCAGAGTCAGTAAAAGTAGTTTTACCTACTTTAGGACCTGCTGCTATTCCATAAAGAGATGCTCTTTGCACTCCTCCTGTAGCTATATCAATTTGTTTCAGTCCTGTAGGTAATCCAAAGTTTAACCCTTTTATACCTTGTTTAAATTTCTCTTTAAGATTCATTATTTCATTTTAGAGGTTCTACCATCACCAATACCTTGAACCTTAATTTGTTCTACATATTGCTCAAGCATACTTACTCTATTAAAACCTGTGCCTTCATAAATAAACTTATGTGCTGATTTTAAGAATTGAGGGTCTCTTACAGTTCTATGATAAGCTTGAGTTGCTGCTTTTACATCATCCATTCTTACTTCTGGATGTTCTGCAAAGAACTTTTTCATTCTACTAAGAACGGCAGATTTAGTACCTTTTCTTTCAGGATTTAGTCTACCAAATGATTCCATAAAGTCAGTTACCCAAGCAAATGCTTCATCTTTTTCTTCATTAAATAAAGGTACTGTCCAAGTTATTTTATTAACTATATCAGAATTAGGTAGATATTGTCTGTTTACTAGTCCAAGTGCATTGACTTGTTTCTTTGTTTTTTCACTGATATATTGAGTGTCAAGATTAAAATAAACCCCTAGAAGATATAGCTTAGCTTCATCAGGGTTTATCTTATATTGTCTTAGAGCACTCAGTATCTCAGAATTTATTGATACTATTTGCTTCATTGTTTAAAGTGTTTTATCCTATTAGTTCATAAATACTCTCAGGTTTACCATAGATACCTGTCCTTTTGTGATTAGTTTTTGCAAGTATTCTTAACCCAATTAGACCTGTCATAGCTCTCCTAATAGAAGTTAATGGTACATCATCTGGATAATATCCTAATACTTGTGATGCAGATAATCTTCTATGTCTTCTAAAAATCACTGTAACTTTCTCTTCTTGATTGTTACAATTATTTATAGCCTCCCTCAAAGAAGCTCCTGTTTGATTTGTTGTATTAAAGTATGCCATATTTAAAGTGTTGCAGAACCACCTACTAAATTCTTATATCTTACATAAGTTATAGCTGATGAGTCTAAATTAGTTAATGCTTTTGCTACCCATTTTTCATCTTGTGTGCCTAATGCACAAATAATATAAATAGTAGCTTTATGCCCTTTTTTAAATCTAATAGTTCTTCCTATTCTCTGTATTAGATTCAGTTCTCTTGAATTTAATTGTACTACTAATCCATTATCAACATTAGGAATGTTATGTCCTTCATTCAAAGCATTTACACAAGACAATCTATTGATTTTCTCTGCTTTAAAGTCATCAAAAGAGGTGTCACTTTTCTTACTCTTAGAGTGAAATGAGTTATCACAAAGCTCTTCAGCTTGTTTTATTCCACCTGCAAATATGAGAGTCCTTTCCTTCTTAGAAATAACATTTTCTAATAAATACTGAGCAGCTTCTGTCTTAGTTTGAAGATTATAAATAAATCTCATTCTTTCTAAAAGCTTAAATTTCAATGAATTTTTTGCTGAGACTGTACCTGCATACATTAATCTCTGTACTATACCATCTAAGTAATTATACTTAGCTCTTTCAGTCTGCATAAAAGGTTTATCCTTAGTTCCTGATGTTACTGTCTTCTTATCAGTCTCTAAATCTACCTCTATCACAGTGATGTCATAAGGAGATACTAACCCTAATTCAACTGCTAAATCTAATCCTAATTGGTAAGTTATCTTAAAACCTAAAGACTTCAAGATAAGCTTTTTTTCTTTATTTTCAGGTGGTGTA